GAAGTCGGGCGCTCCATCGGTCGAGGCTGACCCGGCGGGTCTCTCGATGGTGCTGGGTGACGCACTGCGCGATGTGGCGACCGCAGTTATCGCAGCGGCAGGGACTGGGTATGCCGCGCTGGAGGTGTTGACTGTCGCCACGGGCACGGTGGTTGCTGGCAACACGGCCGCAACGATCCGGGTGGATACCGTGGGTGGAAGCGGTGAGATTCTGACCTCTACGCTGACCGATGGCGGCGGCTATTCGATTGATGCCTCCTCGCCAGATACGGTCTCGGGTGGAGGGGGTTCGGGTGCTACGTTCACGCTCACGTTTGCAGCGATCCCGAATCGCATAGCCTTTGCAACAGGCGGCCAGGACAACTTCGGATTCTTCTTCCAGGGCTGGTCGAGTTTCCGGCTGAACCTCGCAGACCTGCCATCCAATACGCGGGTGCTGACGGGTGTCCTGGCTGACCTCGCTCCAGAGATCATTGTCGACCTTGGCTACGGTGGAGACTTCCCTGGCAAGGCGGCTGGTAACGCAGACAACGTCGGTTTTGACGTGCTGCGCTACGTGGACAACGCCGACCCGGCGCTGCTGATCGAAGGGGGCGCTACAGGTGATCGAGGCACGTTCCAGGAGATCGTCACCGAGGACGAAGACAGCAACAACGCCTGGGGTATCGCACGGATCCTGATCGCTGGATCCAAGGCGTTTGAATTGCAGTTCGGGCTCCAGATCGGCTCGCTCGACTCTGATGCGTGGTTCGAGGACTCGGACTTCCAGCTCTACCTGAACGGGGACATCCCCGATGCCGGCGCCGGGATCACCGCCGGCTCGATGGACATCGATTGCGTGGGCGACTCCGGATCCACCAACGTGGTCAACTTCGACAACTTCTTCATCCAGTCAGTGGGCACGGTCGCCAACTGGACGATGAGTGCGGATCTCGATGAGGGTCAGTGGACCAACGGCCAGTTCGTTGACTGCGGTACGTTCGTCTTTCCCGCCCAGGACGTCGGCCAGAAGTTCGTCAACGACGTCATCTTCGTCAACTGTGGCCAAATCACTTTCCTGTCGATGGACGCGGATGGTTGCATCTTCAACGGCACCACCGATCCGCTGGGCGCGATCCTCTGGACCGCGAGCTCGGTCGAGGAGAACCAGGACAACTTCTCGTTCACCTCCGACGGAAGCGGGCACGCGATCGAGATCGCCCTGAACACGGCCAGCCTGACCACCTTCAACATCTCGGGCTACTCGGTGTCGGGCTACGAGACCGCCTCTGACGGCACGACCGGCAACACGGTGTTCATCGTGGACAATGCCCTGGACGGGGACGTCACGATCAACGTCACCGACGGTGAGGGCACCTTCAGCTACGAGCGTGCGGCCGGCTACACCGGCACAGTCTTAGTGATCCAGACGGTCAGCGTGACCCTGAGCGGCGTGACGGAAGGCACCCCCGTGAGTGTCATCGCCAATGAGAGCGTGGGCGGCGTCACTGACGGTGACGTGCTCGATGAGTCCTTTGCCGACGTCAACGGCCAGACCGGATTCAGCCACAACTACGAAGGCGACCTGGACGTGCTGATCAAAGCGCGCAACCAGGGTGTTGCGGTCGCGGCTATTGCGGATGACGGCGGCGTCTTCACCGACGAGACCCTGGAGGCCTCCGAGCCCACGGCCGACGACGTCAACATCTTCCCGGCCACGCCAGCCGATGACGATGCCTTCTACTTCGGCCACACCGAGAGGTTCAACCGGGTCAAGGTCGACATCACCGACGCCAACGGCGTGGGCTCCGTGGTGCAGTGGGAGTACTGGACTACCAATCCCGTGCCCAACTGGGTAACGATTAGCCTGAACAACGTCACCGGCAACATCCAATACGAGAACCTGGGCAACCTGATCATCGACTTCGGCACGATCCTTCAGATCGCGCAAAAGACCGGGCTCGCTTCAATGGCCCTCACCACGGTCAATGGCCAGGGACCGTTTTACTACGTTCGCTCACGGCTCGCAGACTCGACCAACTCGAACCAGACTCGCGGGCGCACGATTACAATCGACGCAACACGCTATTTGGCCTTCCCTCAAGAAGGGGTCGCCGTCCGAACCATCATTTCTACAGGTCTAGCGGAGACAATCCCTTGGACTATCGATTCAATCTCAAAATTCGATCCAAGTGATTAGGAGTTACGCACAATGACCACCCTCGACCTACTGGGAGGCGACTGGAAGATCTCGTTCGATGACGAGAAAGTGAACCCGCAGAGCGGCCAGGCCGGATTGCGCATGCTGGAGTACATCTCCGGGCCTGTGCGAACCACCAACGAGGTCTACTCAGACTTCGCGGCCAACTCGGACTTCTTCCAGGCGATGACCTTCAAAAACGGAATGACGCCAACGACGCCGAATGCGTACGTCATGGCGAACGACTACTTCATCTCGCGTACCTCGACGGAGTTCCTGAAGGAAGGAGCGCTGAACGCGGCCTGGTCGATGAAGACCGTCGGCGCCGACTCAGATACGGCCGGGCACGGTGTGCTCAAAGTGGCCTACTCGGGCGGCACCAACTTCAATGCCGGCGACATCGGTCGCAGGGTCACCCAGGGCGACTCGGGTGATGAAGGCACGCTGCTTGAGTTCGACCTGGATCCCGATGGCACTACCGTGGCCTGGATCCGACCGGACGATTCGACACCCAGCACGGGTGACACGTTCGACGGCACGGGCACGCTGGTCGCACTGGCGGGTACCGGCAGCACCACCAACTCCACGCCTGGCGTCTCGGGTGACACCCAGTTCTCCGCCATCCAGGCGATTGGTGCCGTACCGACCGCGACCGAGGTCTACGTGATCCAGAACCGGGTCAAGCTGGCCGACGCCGCTACCGGCACGTTCCAATGGTGGGACACCGATCAGGACGTCTCGCTGGGGATCATCTCGATCCTGGTGATGGTGCAGGACTCCGGTTCGCTGATCGCGGATGCTGACCTTGAGGTGTTCGCGCGGCGCTACACGGCGTTGTACGACAACTTCCAGTTGAACGTCGCCGCAGGGGGTTTCCAAGCCCTGCCGTTGGCCTCAAGCCCGGACCTGAACAACACGACAGGCTACCGGACCACAGGCACCCTGACGGGCGTCACGGGCACCTTCAATGTCGGTAATGGCATCTATGTCGGCGGCACCTGGGACACGGCCACGGTCAAGGGAGTGATCACCGAGACCAACGGCAACACCGACCTTGAGTACTACCTGGTTGGGGATCTGACCGACTTCTCGAACACCCAGGCGATCCAGGAGTACGACTTCGTCCTGGCCGCCGACGGTGACGCGGATGCCACGACCGGCACCGTCGCGGATAACCTGACCGGGCCGACAGACGGAGCTAGCGGAGAGGGCGCGACAGTCACCCTCGCCCTGGGCCCGGTCACCAACGTCGATTTCGACGGGGATGGCGCGTTCGAGAACTACTCGATCACGGTCGATGCCCAGTCCGACGTGGGATTCGGCAAGGTCTACGAGCGCTTCAAGTACGTCACGCGCAGGGGTGCGGATGCGGCGGATCTATTCGGCGCGGGCACCAACGTACCTGGCGAGACGTTTCGTGGCCTGGAGGGCACCTTCGAGTACGACGCCAATACCGGCGCCATGGTCGACGGCGACGATGTGAGCATCACCGCCCGATCCGGGTTCTCGGCGCGAATGGTCGCGCAGTTGGACACACCAGCCGATTCGGTGGACACCCACATCACCTTGATGGACATCCAGACGTCGCTGACTTCCAGCCAGCCGGCCAATGATGACCTGATCTCTGGTGAGGGTGGTGACGGCGTTGAGGACATTACCGTCCATGGCGCTGGCACCCTGGGGATCCAGCGCTTCACGGTCTCCAAGCAGTCGCCTCTGGGCACTTCAACAGGTACGGCGGTGTTCCTGACTCGGGGGGTGATCATCATCAATCCCGCGTCGGCCGACACCCAGGCCTACACGGCAACGCCGAATAACTCGGCCACGCCGCTCAACCCACCCAACACGATCAGCATCGGCTTCTCGAACACACGAGCAGGCGATAGGCTGATGATCGCCAGGGACGATGGCACGGCCGGCGTGATCGACCGTGACAAGTACGGTGGCATCGAGGCGCCTGGTGGCGCGTTCAACTCCCAGGACGACGTGATCATCCGGGTGGCGGGCACGATCGACTCGGAAGTGGTCCTGGCCAGCGTAGTACGGATCGTGGAAACCACACTCCTGGAGGAGCATCGCTACTACTACGATTCGGTCACCAAGGTCTCCAACGGTGAGTTCTCACTGACGGTACCGACGTCTGCGACGGGGACGGCGACATCGAGCTCGTCCACTCAGTTGATCGACACGGGGCAGTCGTTTGACGGCGCCACGCCGGTCGAGGTCGGGATGATGATCCGCAACACCTTCGGCGGTAAGACCACTCACGTCTGGGAGGTCACCGAGGTGGTGGACAGCGAGACGCTGAACGTCCGGGCGCTGTACGGCGGTGCTGACGACTGGGATTCGGGTGACACCTACATCATCAACGCGCTGATCCAGACCTACGCGACTGGCGACAACCTGTTCGACCTGATCCTCGACGTTGAGGAAGACATCGGGACCGACGGTTCGCCGGGAGTGGAGGGCAACACCTTGATCAAGATCACGTCTTCGCCCTGGGACGTCGCCGCAACCGCCCGACAGGGCAAGGTGATCCTGCCGTTCGAGATCAACCAGGCGGTCGGTGACAACTCGGTGACGATCACCGTGGTTCGTCAGGACGACACCATCGCAACGTAGGAGGTGACATGAGCAAGGAAAACAAAGGGATTCGTGGTCCTGCGTCCATGCGGTTCCGGGGTCGAAAGATCTCGGAGCTGCCGCTTGGCCAGGCCAACGACATCGCTGAAGGGGTTCAGGCGTTCATCCAGCAGGAACGGATCAACAGGGTCAACGCCATCACGGCGCGTTATCCGCGCGCCACCAAGGAACAGTACGACAGTCTGATCCGGGCCTGCGAGGCCAACATCGAGGGGTTCAAACGCCACCGCTTCGAGACCCTGAAGAAGATGGACGAGTACCAGACGCTGATGCGCAACAACACCGGCAAGACCATGGTGGATCTGGAACCGGCGATCGATGCGGTGGCGCTCAATTCCGATCTCACGCTGGAGGAGAAGATGGCCGCCATCCATGAGATCAAGGAGGAGCTCGCGCCGTTTGACGGCCAGGGTCTGTGGAAGCAGATCAAGCAGTTCCGGATGGACGTGGAGCGCTACGACGAGACCATCGATCAGGAGCGAAACTCGATCCACGATTTGAGGGAAGGCCTGCTGCTGATCGCAGAGCGGGACCGTCGTATCAGCCAGGCCATGAGCGAGCCGATCCCGGTCGAATAGCATGACGAGCCGCACCGACATCCTCCAGGAATTCCAGACGGATCCGCGCATCCAGACGGTGGAGGCGCCGTCGGTGTCGTACCTGGTGCAGGACATCGTCGACACCTCGCGCGTCATCGAGGAGCAGTTCGACGCCACGACCTTCGGTCGCCTGGTGGACGCGGGCGGCAAGGAGGATCTGGGCGGCGGCCTGGAGGTAGCGATTACCGCGACCTTCCAGAACAACCTGGTGGAGTTCGAGGCGCGGCGCACGCCGGCTGAAACCGGCACGATCACGACCCAGGGCCTGACCGATGCTCGCGGCTTCGTCCAGTTGATCGATTCGGCGGCGGATTTCGTCGCGGCTGGGGTGGCGCCGGGTTCGTTCGTCATCAACTTCAGCGACGGGTCGATCACCGACGTGCGCCGGGTCATCGGCACCGATCAGTTGGAGTGCAAGGCGCTGGTCAACGGATCCGGAAATACCTTCGAGGTGGGTGACGTCTACGAGGTCTTCAACATCATCCAATGTACGGTGGATGGTGGGAACCTGGTGGCGGTCGATGAGTTTGGCGCCTCGATCAGCCCGATCCTGCCCAGCGCGTTCACCCAGGTGGTGCTTGCGCGCGCCGCCGCCGGCACGAGCGCGACCGACGTTGCGGGTGCGGTCTGGGATGCGCAGCGCAGTGACCACGTGGAGTCGGGTTCGTTTGGTGAGTGGGTCGGCCGGAAGCTGCTGACCTTTGCACAGTTCTTGCTGGGGTGAAGGGTGAACGAAATGAATGGCCAGGGATCCTTGTTCTTCTCGGCGTGGTGTTGCTGGTGATGTACGCGATCCCTGATCTCGTGGCTTGGATCTCTCAATGAGTGACCTGGCCCAGGCTGTCGAATACGACCGGACCTACACGCTGGTCGCGGCCGAGAACATGCGCCGCGAGATGCGTCGGTTCGTCAAGGGCGCCTGGCCGATCGTCGAGCCCGGAGCTCCGTTCGTCAACGGCAAGCACATCGACGCGATCTGCGATCACCTGACGTTTGTGTCCCTGGGCGACATCGACGACCTGATCATCAACGTACCGCCACGGCACTCGAAGTCGACTATCTGCGCGGTCATGTGGCCGGCCTGGGAGTGGACCTGGCAGCCGCACATCCAGTGGCTGTTCGCGACCTACGCCCTGGACCTGACCCTGCGCGACTCGGTCAAGTGCCGCCGCCTGATCCAATCACCCTGGTACCAGGAGCGATGGGGCCACGTGTATCACCTCTCGGGTGACCTGAACCAGAAGAAACGATTCGACAACACCTCCAACGGATACCGGCTCGCGACCGCCGTGAAGGGTACGGCGACCGGAGAAGGGGGCGACAGGATCGTGGTCGACGATGCCCATAACATGAACGAGATCGAATCCGATCTGATCCGTGGATCGGTGATCAACTGGTGGCGGAACACCATGTCCACCCGGGCCAACAACCCCAAAAAGGCCGGCCGGGTCATCATTGCCCAGCGCGGTCACCACGTGGATCTGCCCGGGCACTGCCTGGCCACCGGGGGCTGGGTTCACCTGAACATGCCGGGCTACTACCGCACCAAAACCAAGTGCCAGACCCATGCGCTGAAAACCGGCCCGGCACGCGACCTGGAGCTCCAGCCGCCGGCCAACATCGCGCGCTTCACCCAGCCGCTCGAAGAAGATGAGCTGATCTGGGAGGACTGGCGGGAGCGCGAGAATCAACTGCTGACGCCGGCTCGATTCGGACCCAAGGAGATGAAGCGTCTCCAGCAGGAACTGACCGAGCGTGGCTTCGAGTCGCAGATCCAGCAGAACCCCTCCGCCGAGGGCGGCAACATCTTGAAGTCAAAGCACTGGCGCAAGTGGGAGGACGCCGGCAACATGCCGTCCTGCGAGATGGTGGTCCAGGTCTACGACACCGCGTTCGAGGAGGACGAGGAAGCCGATTACAGCGCCCGGACCACCTGGGGTATCTTCGAGTGGGTCGAAGGTGTCGAGTCCATCAAGGACATGCCCTGGCACCTGCGCTACAACAACCAGCCGCGCCTGTGCGCGATCATGCTGGAACGGATGGAAGAACGACTGTCGTTCCCTGACCTCCGCGAGGAGGCCAGGAAATCGTACGAAGAATGGAAGCCAGACCGGATCCTGATTGAGAAGAAAGCATCCGGACATTCCCTGGCCCAGGAGCTGCGTCGGGCGGATCTGCCCGTGACGCGGATCAAAGTCACCGATTCCAAGCACGCGCGCGCGCACGCCGCTGCCCTGGTGCTGGAGCGGGGATGTATCTGGTACGTGGATCGTCAGTGGTCACGTGATGTGATCCGCCAGTGCGGGGAGTTCCCCAGCGGCGAACACGATGATGTATTCGACACGGTGGTCATGGCCCTGCTGTGGCTGCGCCGACGCTGGGAGACTGAGTTCACCGATGAGGAAGATCCCAACGAGCTGAACCTCATGCCCAAGCGAACGAAACCAATTTACGGGTGATATATGGCTGAAGTAGTGCATCGATCGTCAGAGATGGTGGCCGACCCCGACCAGGGGATGGAGACCACGATCAACGGCGTCAAGATCTCGCGGCGAGGGCAGAATGCCGTTGTCGATTTCAACCCTGGCATGGATCGGACCTCGATGGAGGACTCCGACGAACACCAGGCCAACATCGCGGATGAGCTGTCCGAGCACGAGCAGGTGCTGATCGTCGCCACGATGCTGGAGCAGTTCAAGGCCGACCTTGAATCACGCAGCTCCTGGCAGAACCGGAACGACCAGGCCATGGAGCTCCTTGGTCTGCGCAACGAGCCGCTCGACGACCTGCCCTTCGAGGGCGCCTCTGCGGTCACCTACCCGCTGATCGGAGAGGCCTGCGTGCAGTTCCAGGCCCGGGCGATCGAGGAGGTGTTCCCCAGTGGCGGGCCCTGCAAGACGCGGATCGTGGGCGAGAAAACCGATGAGAAGGTCGAGCAGGCCGAGCGCGTAGCGCAGCACATGAACTACCAGATGATGGACCAGGACAAGGCCTATTTCTGGCACGTCGATCAGATGTTGTTCTGGCTGCCGCTGGCTGGATCCTGCTTCAAAAAGACCTACTACGATCCGATCTCCGACATGGTGGTTTCGCGCCTGGTGCATGCCGGCGATTTCATCGTGCCGTACATGTGTACTGACCTGCGCACCGCTTCGCGCTACACCCACCGGATGTATCGGCCCGAGGAGGACATGAAGCGCCTGATGGCTTCCGAGTTCTATCGCACGGTGGAGCTGGAGAAGCCGGCCAACGCGGAGATCGATTCCGACGACATGCTCGACTCCTCCCGGGAGATGGTGGACGAGGCCGACGATCGCCAGCCCAGCTTCCACGACGACGATTTCATCTACGAAGTGCTGGAGATGCACTGCGACCTCGAACTTGAGATGGACCAGAAGACCTATCTGGACGACAAGGACGTGGTCGATATCGGTTTGCCGATGCCCTACATCGTGACCGTGGACAAGACCTCCGAGCAGTTGCTCTCGATCCGCCGCAACTGGCACGAGGACGACGAGCTGTTCACCAAGCGGATGTGGTTCACGCACTACAAGTACCTGCCTGGCTTGGGTTTCTACGGATTCGGCCTGCTGCACCTGATCGGATCGATCGCAGAGGCATCGACGGGCACCTTGCGCGCGCTCCTGGACGCGGCGGCCTACGCCAACCTCCAGGGCGGGTTCATGTCCGACGAGGCGCGGATCAACCCCGAGGACGCGACCATCACCCCGGGAACCTGGAAGCAGGTGAAGATGAGCGCCGAGGAGCTCCAGAAGGCCTTCTACACGCCACCGTTCAAGGAGCCCTCCGCAGCCCTGTCCCAGTTGTTTGGGATCTTGGTCGATACCGGGCGCCGGTTCGCGTCGATCACCGAGGAGAACGTCGGAGACGCCCCCAACACGGGCCCAGTCGGCACGACCCTGGCGCTGATCGAGCAGGCCGGCAAGGTCTTCTCGGGCATCCACAGACGCCTGCACGTAGCCCAGGCGGAGGAATTCGAGCTGCGCGCCGAGCTCAATTTCGATTTCCTGGACGACGAGTACCCGTACCAGATCGAGAACAAGGACGTGGTGATCGCCAAGGCCGACTACGACGGGGCGGTAGATGTGATCCCGATCTCGGATCCCAACATCTTCTCGAACACCCAGCGCATCGCGCAGATCCAGACCGTGCTGGAGGTGGCCAAGGAATTCCCTGGCGAGGTGGATGTCCCGAAAGCGATCGACCGGCTGTTCCGCGCACTGAAGATCCCGGATCACGAGGAGCTCCTCCAGGGCAAGAGCGAGCAGCACCGGATGGATCCGATCGCGGAGAACATGCGCATGCTGACCATGGGCGGCGCCAAGGCCTACGTCGAGCAGGACCACGAGGCTCACATCGCGGTCCATATGAACTTCCTCCAGGGGCTCAACGAGGATGCGCTCAACGTCATGGGCATGGTGATGCAGGCCCACCTGGCCGAGCACTACGCCTACAAGTACTTCAACGAAATGAACGCGCTGGCCGACGGTCAACTGCCACCGCCGACGTTCATGGACGGCGAGATGACGGAGGAAGATGAGCTGGATCCCGAGATGGAAGCGATGATCGCTCAGTTCGCGGCCCAGGCTCCGCCGATCCAGATCATGCCGCCTGACGAGGAAGGGCCCGACGAGGAGCAGAAGTCCTTCGATGCGGAGGAGAGTCGCAAAGAGCAGTCGTTCCACAACGAGGAGGCCCGCAAAGAAGCCGAGTTCGATGGAGATCAGCGCCGCACCAATCGCAGCGGTGAGCTCGACAACCAGCGCAAAAATACCAGCTCCACAAATGAGGAGAGTCGCAAAGAGACCAGCGCGGCGGAGGAGCGTCAGCGCAAACGACGAGACGAGCGGGAGGCACGTCTGGCGAAGGACAGGGGTGAATAGTGGCCATTGGTAACCGGCAGGTCCGTGCCGCCCGTGAGTTCCTGCGCAAGCGGGGAATCAGAGGGATATCGCCGCGCCTATTTGTTCAGGGCTCCCAGGAGACTGGACTCAACTTTCGAGAACTGCTCGAATTTCTAGCAGAGGTAGCACACACGCATGACGACATTGACGGAGTTCGTACGGGACTTTCAAGGGGTCTGCGGGCAAGTCCAGGAAGACTTCGCCCGGAAGCTCGCCACCCGGAAAATCGGATCCTGGGAGGAGTATCAGCATATGACCGGGCAAATCGAGGGGCTTCGTTTGGCGGCTGATTTGTCCTATCAACTGATGAAAAACAAGGACATGGCAGACGACGGCCTGGGTGACGGGAAAGAGCTGGGAGGTGTCGACGGCACGCCAGCGGGCGGCAAACCGCCACCACCACCTCCTCCACCTACCGGGGGTGGCAAGGGAAACAAGGGGAACAAGCGTGCGAGGGCGCGTTCATGACCGAGACCAAGTTCATACCGCCAGAGCGCGACCTGGTCATCCAGATGCCCAAGCCACTGATGTGGAAGATCCTGGTGCGTCCCTTCAAGACGCCGAGAAGGTCCGACGGTGGCATCGAGTACACCGACGAGACGATCGAAGGTCAGAAGTGGCTGACGGTTGTGGGGCAGGTCGTGGACATGGGCGAGCAGGCCTACCAGTCACCGAAACTGGCTGATAGCTTCAACCCGGGCCTGGAATCGTGGGTGCTGTACGGCAAGTACGCCGGGCAGCGAATCTTGCTGTCCGACGGCCGTGAATTCGTGATCATGAACGATGATGACGTGCTCGCGGTGGTCGACGATCCAAAGATGTATCACCGAGTGGGGTAGTTGCCACTGAAAGGTGGGAAGGACATACTCCGCGCAACATAGGACTGAGCCAGCATGCCAAGAGAGCACCTGGAAGAAGAAATCGTCTTTGAGGATCTCCGTGGAAACGCGGAAGATGCCCAGACCGTTGTAGAAGTGGACCTCGATGCCGATGGCGATCCTGCCATCACTCGACGTCCGGCACGCATCGATAGCGGTGGCGACGATGACAACGATGATATGTGGGGAGACGACGACGAGTCTCGTCGCAGAGCCCCCAAATCAGACGACTCCCGCGATGACGATCCCGATGACGACGCTGATGGTCGTGACCGGGAAGACGATTTTCATGCGAAATTCGATAAGCGACTGAAGCGGGAGCGCCGCGCCAAAGAGGCGGAACGCACCCGTGCCGATGAAGCTGAGAAGCGAGCCGTGAAAGCCGAGCGCGATCTCAAGAAAGCCAGATTGGCCGACAGCGGAACGAATTTCGACAAGCAGATCAGTGACCTTGAGGGCGAGCTCGAACAGGCAATCGAGGACGGGGATACGAAGAAGCACGTGCGCCTCACGTCGCAACTTCAGTCTCTGAACGCCGAAAAGGTAGCTGCGAAGTACGTGGTAGATGATGACGATGACGATCCCGCAGATCGCACGCCGACTCCGCCGCGAGCCGATCCGGAACGAGTGGCTATGGCCAACGACTGGAAGTCAGAGAACCGGAGCTGGTATCAGCGCCGTGGCTTCGAGCGTGCGACCAGAATCGCGAACGAACTGGACGACGACGTTCACGCCGAGGGTTTCGACGCCCGAGACGAGGACTACTACGAGGAGCTGGACAAACGGGTTCGCGAACGCCTACCCGAATTGTTCGATAAGAGTGGCGATCTGAAAACCCCAGGACGTCGGGGCCGCAACCAGAAACGAAAGGACCGGGGCCGGACCCCCGTTGCTGATACTGGTGATGGTGCTGACCGGGGTCGACGTCGCCGCTCTGCTTCCTCCTCTCGCGTTGAATTGGACTCAGACGATTTCGCCAACATGGAACGGTTCGGGCTCAACTCCCGCGACCCGGAAGTGCTGAAGGAATACGCGCTGAACAAGAGACAACGCATGCAGGAGGAAGCTGATGCCTGAATGGAATGAGTCAAGACTCTCGCCGCGTAGAAGCGCTGAGAGCACTCACGAGACTGAGTCTCGCGAGCACGTCTCGCATGTGGATGCGACGACGGAGGAACGTGCCACCCACCGAGAACGTCCGACTGGTCCTTGGATCAGAGCAACCAGCCTCGAAGCCCCTCCCGCCCGGGACGGGTACGAGCAGCGCTGGATTCGGATTTCGATTCGAGGTGAGGATGACCCCAGAAACGTCAATATGCGCATGAGAGAAGGCTGGCGCCCCCGTGACATCACTACGATCGGGGACGAGTGGCAGATTCTCGCAGTACGTGCCGACGCGAAAGGGGGTCACTTCGTCGTGGATGACCTCATGCTTTGCGAGATGCCGATGGAATTGTTCCAGGCCCGTCAGGACTACTACAGTGAGCTTACTGAGTCCCAGATGGCAGCCGTGGAGCATGACCTCGAAGACGCGCAGGTAGATGGTCACCGCATCCAGAGACAACATAGGTCTTCGGTGTCCCATCCCGCGCGAGTAGTTGGTCGCAGGGTAGAGGCCCGCAATGACTGATTTTCGAGGCACTATCTCATGGCTAACACCGACGCACCGTTTGGGTTCCGCCCAAACTCGCATCAAGCCGGTGGTACCCCTGCTCGCGTAGGCGGATATAACATCGCGTTTGATTACGCGACCGCGATCTTCTCTGGCCAGCTTGTCCGTAGTTCGGGCAGCGCACGAGAGATCATTTCCGTTCCTGACGAGGCAGACGACTTCCTGCTGGGTATCTTCGCTGGCTGCCAATACGTCAACGATGCCAACGACATCATCTGGAGCCAGTTCTGGCCCGGTGTGGCGCTGGCTGACTCGAACACGATAGTCGAGTGCTGGGTCTACGACGATCCGCAACTTGAGTATATCGCTCAGATCAGCACCCTCCTGGAGGCTGATATCGGACTGCTCTATGCGATCGACCAGACTGCCACGCCAGGCAATACACGGACAGGTCGCTCCGGGGCATTCATCGACCACGCCGTCACCTCAACTCCCAAGGTCCGTATCACGGGTCTGGCGGAGAACATCGGTGGCATTTTCCCGTCCGAGTACGGGGCGTTCGCGAAGGTGCGGTGTGTACCGCTCCAGCACGAGCGAAACAACTACGTAACTGCGATCTAAGGGGGATAGGCGAATATGGCTGTAATGAATCGATCTACCTTCCGGCGGCAGTTGCAGGAAGGCCTGAACACGGTCTTTGGGATGGAGTACAAGCGCTACTCACGCGAGTGGGCGCCCGTCTTTGAGGTCACCAGGTCACGCAAAGCGTACGAGGAGGACGTGCTGTTGGCAGGTCTGGCAGGAGCGCCAGTCAAGCCAGAGGGCGCGCCGATAACGTACGACAGCGGTGGAGAGGCATACACCTCACGGTACGTGCATGAAACCATCGCGCTTGCGTTCTCGCTCACCGAGGAGGCCGAGGAGGACAACCTCTACGGCGACATCGGTGCCAAGTATGCCCGCGCCCTGGCACGCTCCATGGTTCACACCAAGGAAGTCAAAGGCGCAGCGGTCCTGAACAACGGCTTCGACACTGCCTTCCCAGGTGGTGACGCGGAACCGCTGTACTCGACTGGTCACCCTCTCTGGGGTGGCGGTACCCAATCGAACCGTTTCGCCACGGCAGCGGATCTGTCGGAGACATCGTTGGAGGAGGCGTCCATCGCCATCTCCAAATTCGTGGACGAGCGTGGTATTCCAACCGCGATCTCGGCCATGAAGATGATCATTCCGCCGGATCTCTGCTTCGTCGCGGAGCGGATCCTGAAGTCCCAGTACCGACCGGGTACGGCAGACAACGACATCAACGCCCTGCGCTCAAAGGGCAAGATTCCGGGTGGAGCTCACGAAAACCACCGTCTGACCAACCCCGACAACTGGTTCCTCATCACCGACTGCATGGACGGCCTGAAGCACATGATTCGGGTCAACATCCAGCGCGGTGTCGAGGGCGACTTCGAGACAGGCAACATGCGATACAAGAGCCGGGAGCGTTACAGCTTCGGGTGGTCTGACTATCGCGGAAGCTACGCCTCCGGATCGTAGATCCAAGGCAACCAACTGGTGAGGGGGTCGATCTCGGCCCCCTGGCCAACTCACCCCTGACGACGCGAAAGCGACTGGAGACAGACAGATGGGAACGAGAAGCACTTTCAAGGGCTACCTGAGATCTCAGGGAGTCGATGGCGGGTCCAAGCGACCGCCAGCAGCAGCAAGTATCGGCGTCATGCCGATCGTTGTTCACGTTACCGTAGATGCTGCGGATTCAGCAGCCACACTCACTGGCGAGGCACTCCCGAAAGGGGCGATCGTCCTGGGCGTGGCGGTGGTTTCAACCCACGTGACCGGCTCCTCTCCACTCCTGGACGTTGGTCTAGGTGCGGATGGTGACGCGCTGGTAGACGGGATCGATGCCAACGTCGATGTCACCACAGTGATTGGCGATGGCGCCACGGCAGGTGCCGACCTGGGCGTAGAACTGACCGAGACGACCGAGATCTCAGCCGGCACAGGCGGCGGCACCCCGGGCACGGGTACGTCGGAGGTCTATATCACCTACGTGATGGCCGACGACGGCAAGTTCGCAGACTAGGGGTAGCGCATGAGTGGTCAAGCATCACGCCCCATTATTCGAGAAGTAACCGATACGGGAGTCATCTACGTCCCGCTCGCCCGCGAGCGACATCGGATGACGATCCAGATCACCGCTGGTGGTCTGACCGGGGTCGAAGTGGCCTACACGAACGACAACATCCTTCGCGGGCCGACCAGTTCGTATGACGTCATCGACGCGCCGCAACGTCTGTTCGCGCCGGGCGATGCGGAATGGACGATCCTGGAGGCCAATGCGATCACCAACGCGCAGGAAGGTGTGGCGCTTCAGGCCTTCGCGTTGCGGTTGACGGGCACAGGGACAGGGACGGCTCGTATCGTCATCACGCAAACGGAGGAGTAATCCATGCCGACCAGTGGAACCTATCTCTGGTCGCCGGATCTCGCTGAGTGTGTAGATGATGCGTTTGAGCGGTGCCGGATAGATCCCGGCACTCTCGACGTCAAGCACATGATCAGTGCCCGCCGGTCGATCAACTTCATGCTGTCGGACTGGGCAGCCGACGACAATCAGTCGATGAGAATCGATCGCCTGGTGATTCCGCTCGTTGAGGGTACGCAGGAGTACATCATCGATCCGGACACCGACGGCCGGATCATCGACGTCAACCAGGTCGCGCTGACTCGCGACAACACCGACACCTCGATCTACCCGATGTCTCGGCAGGAGTGGCTCGATATCCCGAACAAGGATATCGAGGGCCGTCCCAGTCGGTACTTTGCTGACAAGCGCCAGGGCAGCGTGGTGGTGTCGTTGTGGACGGTCCCTGAGAACAGTACCGACACGCTGCTCATGGACTGCATGCGCAGATTCCAGGACGCGGGCCTGGGCGGGCAGAGCGAGCCCGACATCCCGTTCTACATGCGCGAGGCCTTTGTCTCAGGCTTGGCCTGGTGGCTTGGCCAGAAGTTCGCGCCAGAGCAGATCCTGGAGCGGTTGAAAGGCACCTATGACGAGGCCTTCGAGAAGGCAAACGGAGCACAGCGGGTCCGAGGCGACCTGGTGATCGTTCCGGCGTCCAACACCAGGCTCCGCCGGGGTGGCAGGATCCGGTGAGCGCGCCTCGCCATCGGCGCCGGCGCTACGCCAAAGGGCGTAACGCGATCGCTGAGTGCCAGCGCTCCGGACAGAAGATGCGCTACCGCGACCTGGTCGAGGACGGTCATGTCCCTGGCCTGCTGGTTCACCCGGACTGGTACGAGGAGCGCCATCCCCAGGAGCTGCCGATCGACGCCTCTGACGCCGTGGCCATCTACCGGCCGGCGCCGGAGCTCTCGGTCAACGAGGGCGAGTTCGACGTGCGCTCGCAGTGGGACGACTGGATCGAGACCAACTGTCCATCTTCGCCGCTGAATCTCCGGTTCTTCGAGTCCACCTTCGTGGCCAACAAGACGATCGTCGCGGGTGACCGACTTATCCCGGTCGAGGACGCGGTCAATTACTCGATCGGTGAGTGCTACTACGTCGAGCTCGATGGTGGCGGCTGGTTCATCGGCATCGTCGATACCGAGACGCGGATCCACGACACCCGATGCTTCCTCGTTTACTCGCTGAATGACTTCCGGGGCGGGGTCGCCTCGCCAGGCAACCAGGTATTTATCGGCATCAAGGGATCCAAGGCCCCACTGATGTCCGTGGCCTGGGACAACCTGACCGACTCCATCACGATCGATCCAGGAGACGCGCTCCCGGCCCTATTCACCGCAGAGGTGACGCTGGGCACTGGGCCCTTCACGTTCACCAACTTCGCCAGCGTCGGTTCGTCCGGCCTGGTGGCGGTAGTCTCGGGTGCGAATGACGAGGAGATGTCGTTCAACAGCGACGCAGCGCAGCCAGGCGGCACGTACCTGGTGACCCTGACCCCACGGGTCACTGACTCGCTGACGGACACTGTGGTGGGCCCACTGGCGGTCTACACGGTCACGGTCAACCCGATCGTGGCGGCCTGGGACACCGATCCGCTGGTCATTCCCTGATGGAGCAGGATGCGTTATCCGCTGAAGTAGCCACGCTGGACGTCGCCTCTGGTGGAGCGCTGCCCCGCACCTTCCGGTTCGACTGGCAGGCCGGCTCACCTCCGACGCCAGGACTGTCGATCGAGCAGGCCGGTGGCCCGACCGACAACTCGATCCAGATCCGCACGTCTGGCGACTGCACACCAGGTTCCTATCTGGCCAATATCGTCGGCACGGTGATCGACGCCAACGGGTACACGGTCAATCGCGTCCTGGAGGTGCAGGTCGAGGTCGTCGGGATCCGGGACTGGGCGTACGACCTGCTGAATCTCAGCGCGCTGACGGACGAGGAGACTCCCACGACCAGCGATTCGGCGACCCTGGGTGGCGGCACGGGCGGAGTGTCACCCTATACGTTCACGCACGGGTTTTTCAGCCAGCCGGCCTCTGGCCTGGGTCTGTTGATCTCGGGTGGTGACGGCGAAAGCGTGGCCGTTACCGTGGACGTTAGCGTGGACGTCGGTACGCACGTAGGCACCATTCGCGGGATCGTCGAGGATGCCGTGGGCACCAAGTTCGAGACGTTCCTGAACTACAGCGTAGAAGTCACCGAGGTGGCTCAACTGATTTCCACGATAGGCGTCCAGTGGGACAGTGCGCATGCCGGAAAGACGCTCAGTACGGGCTCCGAGATTGAGGTCGAGCAACTCAAAGCCTCCCACACGCCCTTCGGTGGGTCATTCCATGTGCTCCAGTTCTGCCTGGCTGGGAACCGGAATCTTGCCAGTGACGTTGCTGACATCACCCTCGATGGGACTTCGCTGGAGGAGGGCAACGAGTACGCGAATTACTTCGTCTACACCAAGTACGGGAACTTTGGTGCGCAGCATATGACGACGTTCCTGTTCGTGGTGCGGGACAACGACCCGGCTTTCGCCGGTTCCGATCCTCGCGGGCCCTGGACCTGGGTGGTGTCCTTTGCGGGCGGGTTCGATGGCACGGCGGTAGCTCGTTCGAGCAGTGGTTCGTACATGCCTATTGAGGGGAATCCGGTAGATCACTGGAACATTGTCGAAATAGGAAGTGACGGCTTCCCCACCCAAATGGATGACAACGTCTTCGATATCGCTACGTCTCCTGATGAATTTTGGATTCCACTCGGTGGCATCGAGGGCGTTGGAGGTGGAAATTTACTGGCAGGCTACGCGCTGCACATGCAGGGGGTCGAACAGGTTATTTCGGGCAATCTGCCGAACATGGTCACGCCGGATGATCAAGGCTTTCAGGAGCTTAACGTCAGTTCGTTGAGGCCCGTCGGCATCCTGTCACGACTCATCAACCTGTACCGAAGCTCCAGAAGTATAGATGCCGCACTCGAACAAGCCGCTCCAGCGGATGCAGACAGTGTCATCTTCAAAGGTTCGGCGGTGAACGTGGGCTCGAATGGCGCATGGACGTGTACCGTCATTCCGCCGTTGCTGGTGGCAGACGATACGTGGACGCCACTGATGGAGGCATTGAACCCGGATCACTGGTGGCGTTTCCAGACCCGGCAGGTTCCGACCACCACCCACATTCCAGATGACGGAAGCGGTGGCGAGGATCTTCAGGATGGGTTCACCGCCTTTGATGCCGATCACCACAATGTCGCGGGTTTGGACGTCGCGACGGAAGGACTTTCAGGCGCGCTGGATATGGAAGACGGCGCGGGCAGGTACTTCATCACTGGCTGGACGCCTCCGGCAGCGGCCACGGGCACCATCCTGATTCTGTTCAGGCATCCGGTGGGTGCTCCTCCGACCAACAACGATGGCTACTCAGTGATGTGGAGCTACGGTCGGCAGGGCAACTCCGGCTCGTGTTTCCAGCTCCAGATCAACGGTCTGGACGGCTTGGAATTTCGGACGCTCAACCAGCCCCCGCAGGATACGGATTTCGAGTTCGTTCGCACCTACGACATGAGCGACCTGGGCAACGCCACGGGGTTCCATCTGGCGGCAATGGTCAAATCAAATGACAGCGAAGTAGCCACGCTCTTTATCGATGGCGGTCGGATCACGAGCTTCTCCGATGTAGAGGGTGTCAGCTCAAACAAAGGCATGTGGTTTGCCGACGTCCCCAGCAGCCCCGGATGGTTCGTGAAGTCTGCCTCAGTTACCGACGCTGGCTGGGACGGAACCATCGACGAGCTAATCATGTTCAGGACTCAAGAGCTGACCCAGCTAGAAATTCAGCAGTTGACCCTTAGCTTGGGTCTGCCGATCAGAGGAGACGGATAGATGCCGCTCAACACATTCACCGACTTGTCCCAGGGTCTCCAGGACTGGATCGAGGACGACGACAACGAGTTCGTTGCTTCGATCGAGGATGTCATCGACCTGGGCGAGAAGCGCCTGCTGCGAGACATTGATCTCGCGATCTTCCGCAGACTCGACAACTCGGCCACGATGAGCGTCGGGGTCGCAACGGTCACCAAACCGACGATTACCCCACCTGACTTGCTGATCGCGACCAAGAACATCTTCCTGTCCGGCGGAGCACTGGGGGGCGATACGTTCCTTGAGACGCGCTCGCAGGAGTACATCCGCGACTACAACGCAGGCGGCGCAAACGGCACGCCTAAGTACTACGGCGAGGTGGATGAGGACAACTGGATTTTCGGGCCCCTGCCCGACGCCACCTACGCGGTGAACGTGGTCTTTCTGTCCCGACCGGATCCGCTGACGGCAGGCAACCAGACCAACTGGTTGAGCGACAACATCTACGACATTTTGTTCAAGGCCTGCCTGGCCGAGGCCGAGGGCTTCGTGAAGTCTGACGATCGGATTGCGATCTGGAACGAGCAGTACATCCAGGCGCTACCGGCGGCCAAGCGTGAGCTCTACAACCTGTACGGCAATCAATATGACCATCTGAGCGCCGTGCCCGTGCCGCAAGCACCGAGGAGTGCAACATGACCAATTATTCGACCCGGCTGCGGCTGGCGCTCCAGGAGACTGGCGAGAACGACGGCTCGTGGGGGCAGGTGCTCAACACGGGCGTGTTCGACCTGGTCGACGATGCGGTGGCCGGCCGGATCGGGGTGGTGGCCAACTCCTCCCCCAGGACGCTGACGACATCCAACGGCGCCAACGACGAGGCGCGCTACATGATCCTGGGCGTCACGGGAGCCCCTGGCGTGGATCTGGATCTGAACATCCCGGCCCAGTCGAAGACCTACCTGGTCGACAACCAGCTCTCGGGCGGATTTACGATCAACATCGGTGTGGCCGGAAACTCGCGCGCAGCGGTCACCAACGGCCTGTCGGTGTTTGTCTGGTGTGACGGGAGCGACACCATGCTGGTCGAGGTGGGGCAAGCGGAGAACGCGGCTACCGCGACCCTGGCCACGGACGCGAACCAGCTTGGCGGTGTGGCGGCGGCTCAGTACGCGCGCCTGGATGTCGTCCAGGGGTTCACCGTGGCGCAGGACACTGGGCGAGCAGCGGCACTCAGCGAGTCGGGCAGCAACGTCGCGTTGAACGCGGCCCTCTCGAATGCCTTCTACGTGGATTGGGCCGGTAACTGGAATCTCCAGAATCCAATCAACCCAAGCGACGGTCAGACCATACGCATCATCTTCGAGCAGAGCGGTGGCGGGCCCAACACGATCACCTGGGGCAGTCAATATCAGTTCCCAGGCGGGGTCAAACCAGCCCTGTCGATCGGTGACAGCAAGATCGATTACGCCGGGTTCGAGTATCACCTGCTGAAAGGCAAATGGCTCGGAAACATGGTCAAGGACATGTCCTGATGCCCTGGAATTTATTGATTCCGCTGTTTTCCGATCGGCCAGGCTTTTCGATCGTGATCAGCACCGATCAGCAGGACTTCAACCTGTATACCGCGCTGGGTTCGCCAACGGGGGTGGCAGACGTGAACGTGCTGATCGACTCGAACGCGGATATCAGAACCATGACGCTGGGCAACTGGGCCACCGGCAGCGTCATCAACCTGACCTTGAGCGAGAACGCCAGGATCATGGGTCGTGGTGGTGCGGGCGGTGATGGCGGTGAGACCGTTCCCTACGGCAACAACGAGAACGATGGCCAGGACGGCCATAACGGGTTCGCGGGTAGCGCTGCGCTCACGATCCCCACGGCAATCACCCTGAACCTCGACATGGATACCGGGTTCATCTTCGGCGGCGCTGGCGGTGGTGGCGGTGGTGGTGGTACTGGCGGTACTGACGGCAACCCGAACCACAACGGTGGGGGCGGTGGTGGCGGCGGTCAGGGCTGGGACGTCAACCTCGGCGGCATTGGCGGCACCGACCAGTCTCGCGATGGTGATCCAGGAACGAACGGCGGCACCGCATCTCCTGGCTTCGGCGGTAATTCAGGTCGGTTGAATCAGACTCCGGGAGAACCCGACCCGAACGGGCTCGGCGGAGACGGCAGAAGCTGGGGCCTCGCTGGCTTTGACGGCGCCGACTGTTTCCAGTTCACCCCGGTCCCGTTTGCATTCAACAACAACCCGGGCGGCGATGGCGGTGTGGCAGGTGCATCCATCCAGGGCGTGACGGCCACGGTCAACTACGTGGGCTCGTTAACTGAAAACCAGTTGACGACCGATCCTGCCTCACAACGTGGACCCAGGAACACGCTGCCATGAGCAAAGTTAAACGCACACTGGATCTGCCGATCGAGGCGGGGGTCTACACCGAACAGACCGCGCGCGGTGCGACAGGTCGTTGGAAGGACGCTGACAAGGTTCGCTTCCGGTACGGCCTGCCTGAGAAAATGGGCGGATGGTCCCAGGTGGTCACGTCGGAAATGATCGGCCTCGCCAGGAAGATCTGGGACTGGGCCAGTCTCGACTCGAAGCTCTGGGTGGCACTCGGAACCGAGTCGAAGCTCTACCTCTGGCAAGGGGGTTTCCTTTACGACATGACGCCGATCCGTCGTGTGATCACGCTGGTGGATCCGTTCGATACCGACTCGGGCGAGTCGCTCGTCAACGTCTTTGATACCAGCCATGGCGCCCAGGAAGGCGATTACGTGATCTACACGGGCGGGAACCCGGTTGGCGGTCTCGACCTGAATGGTGAATTCAGGGTGCAGGAGGTGGTCGACTTCGAGAACTACACCATCGACGCTGGATCCGACGCCGGCTCGACTGCATCAGGTGGTGGGACCGTGCAGACTCAATACCAGATCAGTGTCGGTCTATCGACCAGCGCGTTTGGCCTGGGGTATGGAACAGGCCCGTACGACGGCGAGGCCTACAACACGCCGCGAACCGTTTCGAGCGCCGTCCTGGCCTTGAGGATCTGGAGCCTCGACAACTGGGGTGAGGATCTGCTCTCGGTGCCGCGCGGTGGAGCAATCTACTGGTGGGACCGTGGCTCTGGTACGGGATCCCGGGCCGCCTTGTTGCCGAATGCGCCGCGCAACGTGAACTACATGATCATCTCCCAGAGAGATCGGCATGTGTTTGCGCTGGGTTGCACCGATCTGTTCACCAACAAATTCGATCCGCTCCTGATTCGCTGGTGCTCGAAGGAGGACTTTGGCGATTGGGAGCCGACGTCGGTCAACACGGCAGGCGATCTGCGGCTGTATCGGGGATCTAAGATCCAGGCGGCCGTCCGGACCCGAGGTGAGATCCTGGTCTTCACCGACGTCTCGGTACACCAGATCAACTACCTGGGCGGGTTCGCGGTTTACGGCCTGCAAACGGTGGGTGAGAACGTCTCGATCCAGTCACCCAACGCGGCGATCGAGGTCGATTACCGTGTGTATTTCATGGCCGAGGGCGACTTCTACATTCACGACGGTGTGCTCCGGGTGCTGCCCTGCGATGTGCGCAATTTCGTGTACGAAAATTTGAATCCGGCCCAGCGGGACAAGATCCATGCGGGGCTGAACCGCGAATTCAACGAAGTCTGGTGGTTCTACCCTGGCAAGGATGCTGCCGTCTGGGTCGAGACGGATTTTACGACTAGCGCCAAGGAAAGCGAATACGCCGTTCAAAGGTGGGCCGGCGGCGTGAAGTACATCGTGGGTTTCAACGCGGGGGGCTACACCGAGATCACCACAGATGTGACGACGAACTACGACCTGGTCTGGCTTCGTCAGAACACGGCAACCATCGAGACGCCGCTGGACATGGATTTGGAGGTCACCTTCAAGACCAACAACGGGCTCGACAGTCGCTGGTTCGGTGCGATCCTCAACGCCAAAGACGTCGACGGTGGAGAGAACACATCTGGAGACAACGTCACCGGCCTCACCGTTGGGATGAATGTAGGGCTCAATTTCATCAGGCTATACCAGCGCCGCAATGGCTCAGACGAGATGCTGTCGAGCGGGGGTTTCGGGATCGACCTGTCCACTCTAACCACGCCAGTCACCTTGCAAGACGATACGGTGTACGGGTTGACCATCACCCGAACAGCCGATCGCTTGAAGTCCACGTTGTATGACCCGGTCACCGACACCAAGCAGATCGTTCAGGACATCCTGCTGAATCAAAACGAGATCGATGATTACCCCGACGCTGGCTACGGACCCAATCTGGGGGAAAAGGGAATCGTTACCGACTATTCCGGCGTCATGCAACTGATCGGGTTGCGGGCGGCCCCTGCAAACGTGTTGACGGCGCAACCTGGAACCGGCGTCACCACAGAGGTAAATCGTTATGTGATCTACAACTACGAGGAGGAGACCTGGACGATCGGAGCTCTGGTGCGTACGGCCTGGCATGACCGCTCTCCGATCTTCAACAAGCCCTACGCGGCCGGCGAGGACTCGTTCCTGCATATCCACGAAACGGGGACCGATGACGATGGCACGGCCATGGTCGCGTTCATCGAGAGCTACGACATGGAGATCCCGGAGGCTGGCGAGGATCTCATGCACGTCGATCAGCTCATCCCGGACTTCGTCACGCTGGATGGGTCGGTGGATATCACCCTGAAAGGCAAGAAGTACCCAGCGGCGGATTACGTCGTCAAGGGTCCGTACAACACCACGTCGGAAACCAACAAGCACTCCACCCGGATCCGGGCACGCCAGATCGCCATACGCCTGGAGAGCAGCGCGCTTGGAGACAAGTGGCGGATGGGCACGATGCGCGCGCGAGCTCGACCACACGGGAAGCGCGCCTAGATGGCCCTCGAAGTAAAGGAACGCCTGCCCGACTGGCACCAGGAGAACTTTGAACGGTACCGAATGAACCAGTTGACGCAGATCCTGGAGCGTCGGTTCCTGACGATCGAGGAGGCGTTGAACGATATCGAGGTCGTGAATCGCGGCCTCTTTGGCAACCAGAACTTCGCGCCGACTGATCATACGCACGGCGAAATCGAAATCACCGATCTGGGCGAAGGCGAATTTTACCTGTCGCAGGACTTCCTCACCAACGTCATGCGCATCAGCGACATCTGGGACGTCAATGACTCGGGGATCCAGAACAACTACATCCTGAAGTGGGCTGCCTCTGCGAATGGCGGTACGGGCGGCTGGATCGTTTCTGACGTAGCCACGATCAGTGCTTCCCTGGCTGGGTTGTCCGACACCGATATCAGTACGCCGATCCTGGATGGATCGTTGCTGGTCTATGACCAGGGGAGCAACCAGTGGGTCAACGCCGGCCAGGGCTCGCTGCCCTTCGTGCAGAAGTCTGGCGACACGATGGAGTCCCTGGGGCACCTGAACTTCCCGTCGAGCACTGAGACACGCTACGGAGATTCCTTGCAAGGCCGGATCGTCCATGACGGGATCTTCCGGATGATCAGCGCGTCGGGTGGCGGTGGCTTCCAGGTGCTCACGAACGATATCGATCTCCAGATCGATGTGGCGAATGTCGGGCCCGTGAGACTGGGCTACAGCGGAGACCAACGGTTCTCGACGCTCCTGGCCGGCATCGAAATAACTGATGGTACGGACGTCGCGACTCTCGACTACACGACCGGCGACTTGCGCCTGGCCAGTGACGCAACCAGCGGGCTGGTGGAGTTGTACGGTGCAGACTCGGGTGATGTCGTGACCCCACTGGCGGTCTTCGATCCCGATGGTTCATCACAGTTGTATTTCAACGGCGACGTCAAGCTGGAGACCTTCATCGAGGGGATTGAAGTTCGGGGCGACCTGAACAACGCGATCAACCAAGACCAAGACGCGACCTTGGATTTCTATCGACAGGACGGCACGTTGCTGATCGGCAAGCTGGGTTGGACGGGTGATGGTGCTGCACAGAGCAGACACCTGACCATTGAGAACCTACTCAGCAACGGAGAACTGCATCTCGCGGCAACGAGCGCGGGCGGGCTTCGACGGACCTTGGTCGAGTTGCGTGGCGGTGGGCCGGTGGTGATGAGATACCAAGACGGAGATCGCTTTGCGACTACTCCGCAAGGCATCGAACTCATGGGCGATTCGTTCCGTACCGAACTCACGTTCTCCCACCAAAACACGGTGGGTGATCAGAACCCGCAGTTCTACATCGAGACCGACAACACGATAGCGGATGAGTCAGTCGACTTCTTCTCCTTCGAGGATGACGCGCAGTTCCGGTTCCATGGGCAGGACAGCGGTGGCGCTCAGTCCATTCTGGCGCTCATGGACCCCAACGCATCAGTCGATTTGTTTTACGACGGCACGCTTGCGTTCAGCACTAGCGCACGTGGAGCGCTTGTTACTGGGTCGTTGGATGCTGACGACCCGACTCTGTTCTTCCGAGAAGGTTCGGATGACCGGGCGATGATGTTCTACGACATTGGAGCCAATGCACTCGTTGCCCAAACGATTGAGCCCCTCTCTGGATTTCAGATCATCCTTCGCTCGGCATCCGATAACCCTGAGTTCGGGGCTCTGTGGGTCGCGGATGGCGCGTTCTTCCTATACCACGATGGCCAACTCAAGATTGAGTCCAGAGACGACGGGATCAATGTCTACGGAAGCATAGACACCGTACCTACCGCTGGCGGGGCCCAAGACACCTACATATCGTTGCTCACCAGACTCGGAGCGGATGCTGGGTACCTCGGGTTCCTGAACGAGGAGCCGCTGACCCTTCGGAGCAATGTCTGGGGCGGCGACTTCCACATCGAAGCCACAAAGGCCGCTGGCTCAGTCGCATCTCTCCTGTTGGGTGATCCCGATCTTGGGGTTACGACGTATCACAACGGCAGCGCAGTGGCGCGCACTCTTGCTGCTGCTTCGGGTGGCTTGGAGGCAAACAACACCTCAACAGGTGCTGGCTTTGAGCGTGTCCTGACCACGAGCGACCTTAGCGGTGGTACCGGAGATGCTATCTCAGACGCTGATGGTGATACACAAATTCAAGTAGAAGAAACAGCCGACGAGGACATCATTCGATTCGATCTCGGTGACAACATCACTGGCTTCCCAGCACTGGCGAACGCGCTACTTTTTTCTGCTGGTCAATTCACCTTGGGTCTTCCTGCTGCCGATGTGGCAACAACAATCGGTGGCCCGATCAGTTTGACATCTGGTGCGGGTAACACGACTGGGCTGGGTGGCGATATCAATATACTTACTGGCGACGGTGGACAGGTGTCCGTTGCAGGTGGTGACTTTATCGTAGAAGTTGGTACGGGCGCTGGCACAGGCGCAAGCGGAAACTTCTTTATCAATACCCTAACTGGTGCTGGCCCTCAAGGAGGGTCGGTACAGTCCACAGAATCAGCCGGACTTGTAGCAATATACGGTATTAACTCGGTCGCCAATCCAGCAGGAAATGTTGAACTTTGGGGAGGGTACGCCTCTGCTGGCGGTGGAGTAGGTGGTGATCTAATCCTTTGGGGTGGAGGCGGGGGTGGGGCTGCCATTGCTGGTGACGCCATACTTATTGGTGGCGGAGCTACTACTACACCCGGCGATGCCATGGTCCTTGGTGGCGCTGCCTCCACAGTTGGAGTTGGCGGGGAGGCAGTTATAACTGGAGGTGCGGGTAGCGGAGCTGCTCGTGGCGGTCATGTAGTTATTACAGGTGGCCCTTCAGGCGCTGGAGCAACTGGCATTGGTGGTTCTGTCTTCATTACTGCCGCAGATTCATCTGCTACAAATGACGACGGTGGCGATATCCTCCTGACACCGGGTGCTGGAGCTGGATCAGGTGATGATGGCGCAATTATCATTGGTCAAACAACAGAGCCATTAGCCCCCCTAACAAACAAACTTTACAACCTTGCAGGCGCACTCACTTGGAATGGCACTGACTTGACGGCCAGCGTCATCCCAGACCCCCTGACCCTTGGTCAAATCATCCTTACCAGCAACAATGTTCTTGATCTGACTGACACTGACATTGCGCTCAACGTCGGCGCAGCAGACCCGGACGCTGACGACCACATTGAGTTTGGGCTGTTCTCTGGTGCCGGGTTGGGTATTCAGGCGAAGGCAACCGACTCGACAGTTCAGACGCTGAATATCCAGCCGTTGGGTGGAACTGTGAACATGGGGCCTCGTGCATCTGCGACTGTGGCAGGGGGTTCCGTTCTCCGACATGCCAATGGTTCGGGTGATGGTGGCAACATCATCGAGACGACGCTCGAAGGGATGATCCTTGAAGGTCGGGCTGGAACAAACACCATTTTCGATTTCCATACGGCGTCCGGTGGTGCCCTCGCCATGCGGATGATCAAATTCGGTGCGTTCTTCCACTTCGAGGGGGAGACGCCCGGTCTGGAGTTCAAGTTCATATCGAAGAACAACGGTGGCAATACGCGACAACTGCTGCACATGGACCCCGACTTCAACACCCAAATTTATCACGCACAGAGTCAGGCTATCGTCATTGAGACGCACACGCCTGCAACGGGTGGCGCATTCGTCAACAACACCGAGACTGGTGCAGGGCTGGAGCGCGTCCTGACCACGAGCGATCTGGGTGGTACTGCTGCGCTCGACGATTTGACCGACGTCACGCTTGCGGCTGAAGCGACTGGCGACATGCTCTACAAGTCAGCGGGCGACTGGTTGAACACGGCGAAGCTGTCGTGGAATGACGCAGGCTCGATCCTGACGATCAACCACACGTCAGGCAACGATCCGACGCTGGAGTTCAACGAGGCCGGGGTCGAGGTCGCGTCGATTCTTTGGGAGGGTGGATTCAACCAGCTCTGGATTCAGACAGAGACCGCAGACGATGAGATCGCATTCTTTGTGGGTGGGCAGACCCAGGCGCAGTTCGGCAGACCCAACGGGGAACAGCTTCTTTATCACGACGGCGCGCAGGTGTTCAACACCATCCCCGAGGGTATAGAGCTTCGCGGCACCGTCGCCACC